TAAAAAAGAATATTATGCCCATAAATTTGATTTAGAAGTTGGTTAAATAATGAGTAAACAACTAGTAAAATGTCTATATTGCGGGCAAGAGATGAATAGGGATTTATTTAATGTTATTTCAGTTGGCAAAAGATATGCACATGATTATTGTCACCAGAGGAATAAAGATAAAGAATTAGTGGAACAAAAAATTCATTTTAAAATGAAAAATATTCTAGGTGACAAATATACAAAAACTAAAATTGACAGACAAATTAAATCTTTAGTTCAGTCTGGCCGCACTGTAGAGGGTATCCTACAAACCTTAGACTACTGGTTTGATGTTAAAGAAGGAGACCCAGAAGCATCAAATGGTGGAATTGGTATTGTTGATTTTGTTTATAATGAAGCTATGGAGTATTATGAGCGTCAAGAAGAAATAAAGCATAGATATGAAGGAATTGACGCAAATGATTACATGCCTAAGTCTGATTTTAATTATCAACAACACTCAACACCATTTAAAAAACCAAAAAGAGTGAAGCTCTTTACTTTAAACTAGGAGGTGATGAATTATTGGTGCTAAGTTATATGATGCGACGGCAGTCGCGCAATTAGTTTCATGTATCCTAGTGCAACCTTCACTTTTGGACGATGATGGAAAATACTCTTTTGATGATAGAGATTTTCTAACAGATATTCATAAAGTGATATTTGCGGCGGCATTTAATTTGCGGCAAATGGGTACAGAGAACTTTAATCCCAAAGTGATTGAAGACTATCTAAAGAATAGACCTGAAAGTTTAGCCATTTATAAGACTCAAAATGGCGCAAATTGGTTAATCAACGCTATGCAGAATGCCGACCTTCCAAACTTTGATTATTATTATGATAAAGTAAAGAAGATGACGCTTTTGCGAGAATATGATAATAGCGGCGTAGATGTATCTTTTATTTATGACCCTGATAATATTTTCGATGTAAAGAAAAAACAACAACAGGAGAATAATTTAGATAAATATACTCTAAGTGAAATTGCAGATTTAATTGAAACTAGAGTATTGAATGTCCGCGAGGACTATATTGATAAAGTTAACGATGATGATTCTGTTGCTATTGGTGATAATGTAATGGGTATTCTTGAAGAACTAGAGAATAATCCAGAAGTAGGAATTGAGATGTATGATGGTGGTAAATTTAATTTTGCCAACAGAATAGCTAGAGGTGCTAGATTAGGTAAGGTTTATATGCGGTCTGCTGCTACGGGCGTGGGTAAATTTATTTGCCGTCTTAAAAAGTAATTTTTAAGACTATTATTGGAGAAAAAATCTGGGAAGCTAAGTCTTTATAAAGGATATGCCAATCAGAGGTGAAGGTCTTGTTTAAAAGCATTGCCAGCCGCAACGCATAGGAGATGAAACTGGAAACAGAATATAATTCTCCCACGAGTCCGCACTTCCCAAGAGGAAGAAAAGATATGCTGAACTTATACAAAAAGGAAGTATAAGAATTATAGGATAAAAAGCCTATAAGATAACATAATTGAGACATTGCGTATGATTTATGTGAAAAATATATTTGTTCTCAAAATGGTGTAGAAACAATTTCACAGATGCCATATGGTCAAGGGTTCGCGGCGGCAACTAAAGAGTTTGACGAAACTCTTCGCCAGATTCCGCAGCTTGGATATGGTTTGGTCATGATTAGCCATGCACAAGATAAAACTTTTGTAGATGAAACCGGACAAGAGTACAATCAAATTGTCCCAACATTGGCTAACCGTCCACGCTTGATTGTTGATAGAATGAGTGACATTATCGGTTACGCTCACCCAGAGCAACGAGATGACGGTTCTACGCATACCGCTTTGTATATGCGTGGAACGCCTAGGTTCTTAGCTGGGAGTAGGTTTGCGCACACTCCTGATAAGATTGAATTTACATATGAAAATCTTGTTAATGCTATTGGCGATGCTATTGATAAACAGGCTGAAGAGAGCGATGGGAAATATGTAACAGATAAACCTGTTATCCGTCAAACTGCCGCACCAACATATGATTTTAATGCATTGATGAAAGAATTCAATACTATTGTTGGACAAATTCAAGAAGCCACAGGCCCAGACTTTGAGAATGTTTGGGCAGTAAGGATTACCGAAATTATCAATCAAGACTTTGGGAAAGGTAAGAAAGTGAAAGATATGACACCTGACCAAGCTGAAATTCTTGATTTGATTGTTTCAGACCTTAAAGATGCTGTAGCTAACGGACTGTAATTAAAAGAATAGGAGGGTTACTAAATTGATAGTAGCCCTCTTTTTTGTTTTGACAGCGTTATTTATTTATGATATAATATAAATATATGATAATTCAAGAGAAAGGAAGTATATGGGGTAGTATAAGGTTATTTAAAAAAGAATATTATGCCCATAAATTTGATTTAGAAGTTGGTTAAATAATGAGTAAACAACTAGTAAAATGTCTATATTGCGGGCAAGAGATGAATAGGGATTTATTTAATGTTATTTCAGTTGGC